TACCCAAATCGCAAGCACGGCTTATGTGATGGCCGCGATTGCCGCCCTTGTAGATTCGTCACCTGATGCACTGAACACGCTGAACGAGCTGGCGGCGGCGCTGGGAAACGACCCGAATTTTGCGACCACCATGACTAACGCGCTTGCGGGTAAGCAACCGAAAGATGCCACCCTGACGGCGCTGGCCGGGCTTGCTACTGCGGCAGACAGGTTTCCGTATTTTACGGGGAATGATGTCGCCAGCCTGGCAACCCTGACAAAAGTCGGGCGGGATATTCTTGCGAAATCGACCGTTGCCGCTGTTATCGAATACCTCGGTTTACAGGAAACGGTAAATCAGGCTTCTGGAGCATTACAGAAAAACCAGAACGGCGCAGATATTCCGGGAAAAGATACCTTCACCAAAAATATTGGGGCCTGCCGCGCATATGGCGCATGGCTGGATATTGGTGGCGATAATCAGGTCTGGACAACCGCGCAATTTATTTCGTGGCTGGAGAGTCAGGGAGCATTTAACCATCCTTACTGGATGTGCAAAGGCTCATGGGCTTATGCAAATAATAAGGTCATTACAGATACAGGTTGCGGAGATATTTGTCTTGCAGGTGCTGTGGTGGAAGTTATTGGCACTCGCGGCGCAATGACCATACGCGTTACCACGCCGAGTACGTCCAGCGGCGGCGGAATTACTAACGCTCAATTCACTTATATTAATCATGGTGATGCTTATGCTCCTGGCTGGCGACGGGACTACAACACGAAAAATCAACAACCTGCATTTGCTTTAGGGCAAACAGGAAGCACTGTCGGAAATGATAAAGCTGTTGGCTGGAACTGGAATAGCGGGGTCTATAACGCAAGCATTGGTGGCGCAACAGCATTAATCCTCCACTTCAATATGAATACGGGGAGTTGCCCTGCCGTACAGTTCCGCGTGAATTACAGGAATGGCGGTATTTTTTATCGTTCAGCGCGTGATGGTTATGGATTTGAAGCTGACTGGTCAGAGTTTTACACCACAACCCGCAAACCCTCTGCGGGGGATGTTGGTGCATATACTCAGGCAGAATGTAACTCAAGGTTTATTACAGGTATTCGCCTTGGCGGTCTGTCATCTGTTCAGACATGGAATGGTCCCGGCTGGTCTGACAGGTCAGGTTATGTCGTTACGGGTTCAGTTAACGGAAACCGTGATGCATTAATTGATACAACTCAGGCAAGGCCAATTCAGTATTGCATTAATGGAACGTGGTATAACGCGGGGAGTATTTAATCATGATGCACTTAAAAAACATTACTGCTGGCAACCCTAAAACAAAAGAGCAATACCAGCTAACGAAACAATTTAACATCAGATGGCTTTATACAGAGGATGGGAAAAACTGGTATGAGGAACAAAAGAACTTTCAGCCTGATACGTTGAAAATGGTCTATGACCATAACGGCGTTATTATTTGTATTGAAAAGGATGTTTCGGCAATTAATCCGGAAGGCGCAAGCGTCGTTGAATTACCTGATATTACAGCAAATCGCCGTGCTGACATTTCGGGTAAATGGATGTTCAAAGATGGCGTAGTGGTAAAGCGAACTTATACCGGGGAAGAGCAGAGGCAGCAGGCGGAAAATGAAAAGCAAAGCCTGTTGCAACTTGCCAGAGATAAAACCCAGTTATGGGACTCACAGCTACGGCTGGGCATCATTTCCGACGAGAATAAACAAAAATTAACCGAGTGGATGCTCTATGCGCAGAAAGTCGAATCCACAGACACCTCCAGCCTGCCAGTAACATTTCCCGAACAACCTGAATGAGACAAGGCCCGATAGCGGGCCTTAATTTTTATTCAGGCTTTTGTGGCCATTCAGGATTTGCCGTATCCACACGGCTTACCATAACACTGTAGCGTTCCCATGACTCCAGTCGTGCGCGTTCCTCATCCGTCGCCATATTCAGCCTGACGGCGCGTTCCAGTGGCTGAATAACGCTTTCCGCTTCGGAAAGTAACGTGGCCTTTTGTGATTCGGCCTGTTGTTGCTGTTCGTCTGCCGTATAAATCCGTTTAACCACAGCTCCATCCTTAAACATCCACTTCCCTGAATCATCGGCCCGACGATTGGCTGTTATATCGGGGACTTCAACAACGCTAAAGCCTTCAGGATTAAGTGTGGAGGCATCTTTAGTGATGGCTACAATAATATTATTTTCATCGTAAACAATCTTTATTGTGTCTGGCTGAAAATTCTTTACCTCTTCATACCAGTTCTTCCCGTCTTCAGAGTAAAGCCAGATAACTCCGTGCTTCTTTGTTAACTCATACTGCTCCGGTGTTTTAGCATTACCAGCTTTTATGTTCTTTAAGTGCATCACATTAAACGCTCGCTACATTATACCAGGTGCCATTTATATACTTTTGAACAGGTCTGTAATAAACGCCAGCTATATTATCGGCAGAGTGGGACCCTGTATCCTGAACATTTATACCAGACAGTACATGACCTGAAGGGCACTGGAAATTCCATGTTTGCCAGTTGTTCACTCCATAATATTGCTGTGAACCAAGTCTGATATCTCTCACATAGCGGGAATCAATGTTACCCCAGTTGCTTGGTTGTATCTGACCGTTTACAGCAAATATCACTGAGTTATCTGTATTTCGCTGACTATAGAAATGCCAGCCTGAATCATCACCAAGCTCTGCAACAGTTGGTCTTGACGAATTTCCCCACAAGTTAAATGATGCATTACGGGCAGAGTTATTTGCACTTGCAAGAGTGAATAGCTTACTTTCCCCAGCCTGAATACCCTTTAATGATATTGCTGAACCATTTCTAAAGCGGAATACATGCACACCATTAGCATAAGCATCCAGCACCCCATCACCATTTTGTTTAAACCCGGTATCGTTATCTCCTAAAACAATCGAGTTACCGCCAAGAGCACTGGATGTTCCGATGCCCAGTGCACCATTCAATTGACCGCCAGATAATGACAACGCCCCAACCTCAGCAGCAGTCGGTTTAATGTGCGAACTGTAAATTACATATACAGTTCCATCTGTCAGACCTGTTGGTTTATTCGCTGTATAAGATGGTGATGTATGAATCGTTACGCTGGCGTTACTGGTATAATCCCACTGAATATTAACACCTGTGGCGTAATTACCTATTTCAACATAAACATCATAGGTATTACCGGATGTATTCACCCATGCAAAATTAGTAAATCCAACCGATGTCCGTCGCCATAATGCACCAGTAATACCTTTTGGATTCCCATTTCCGGCACGCAGAACCAGCTCAGAGATGCCTGCTTGATGCGAGGAGCCAACGTTATACCCTGCACCACCAATCAGGCTTATGTAAACCACGGAACTGGCCTGTGGCATGGTTACAGTTGCCAGTTTGAACCATCCAGCACCACCACTAAAAGACATGGTTGTTGAATTTGTTGTGCCGATATTACGCAGGAATAGTTTTTTATCGGGAATATCTGCGCCGTTCTGGTTTTTCTGTAATGCACCAGAAGCCTGATTTACCGTTTCCTGTAAACCGAGGTTTTAGATAATGGCCGTTTCTGGCCTGCATGGCATGATTTGCGCTTTTGGACGGGAGATTCAGTGTGCTGATTGGCTATGTAAGGGTATCAACAAATGACCAGAATACAGACCTGCAACGAAACGCTCTTGTTTGTGCAGGATGTGAACAAATATTTGAAGATAAATTAAGCGGGACAAAGACTGACCGACCGGGATTAAAACGCGCTTTAAAGCGCCTTCAACAAGGTGACACGCTGGTTGTCTGGAAACTGGATCGCCTCGGGCGAAGCATGAAACATCTGATTTCTCTCGTCGGGGAACTACGGGAGCGAGGGATTAATTTTCGTAGTCTGACCGACAGCATAGATACATCTTCTCCAATGGGGCGTTTTTTCTTCCACGTGATGGGTGCCCTGGCTGAAATGGAACGTGAATTAATTGTTGAACGTACACTGGCCGGACTGGCGGCAGCGCGCGCACGGGGGCGCACAGGCGGACGTCGACCGAAGCTGACAAAAGAACAGCATGAGCAAATAGCAAGGCTGATTAAAAACGGTCACGACAGAAAACAACTGGCAATAATTTACAGCATTGGTATATCGACAATTTATCGTTACCACCCCGCAGGAGAATCAAGTGGAACAATTGAGAAGAGTAAACAAAATAACCGCTAATCTGGCCATTAGCGGTTTTTGTGTTAAATCAGAACAGCCCTTTAACGGAGCTGGCCGCGCTGTTAAGGGATGATGTGACCTTATCTTTGAAGCCGGACAGCATATCGCTGAACGATGAGGATTGCAGGCGCTCCCGCAAATCCTCATCACAGCGTTCAAGGGTCAGTGAAAATTCTATTTTTTTCGCCTTACCGTAGCGATCAAATTCAGAGCGGGTCGTATTCGTTCCGGTCAGGACATACATGCCGTAAATCTGCCCGACACCATCAATCAGAGGCCAGGGGCGTCCTGTATATGCCTGCGTGGTCAGCAGCGACAGCGACACTTCGCCACCTGTAATTTCAGGATAAAGCACACCGGAAAGCACGATGCGATCATCACCTGCACCGATATACTGCCAGCTTGCTGAACGGTTAACGCGTTCATTTTTCACATGCCGCCAGCTTTTGTTTTGCTGTAACTGCTGATGCGGCAGCGTGCGCAGCTCAAAAACAAACATGCCGTAGATCATCATCATGACCATGACTCCTCAATCTTTATCGTAAAAACTGCCACGTCCGGCACGGGCGCGCCGTTCCATTTCTGCCCTGACCATTTCACCGACCAGTTTCGCCAGTTCGC